AATATCCCGCCGACGATAAATACGTTTACGCTATGGTGGCCGGCATCCCTGTTGAAGCATATGTCCAGTTGAAGCGCGACGAATGGGATATCCACGGTGAAAAAGACGCTAACGGCAAAACAATAAGCGGTACCAAAAAGGCCGCCTATGTCGATTATGTCCGGGGTCTTTCGCTGAGCCCCGCGCAGCGCGCAATCCTGCTTATGCAGAATGGCTACGTCCTCGATACTGCGAATTATAAAAATATAGCGCAGTATATATCCGGTCTTGATATGCCGGCGCAGCAAAAGCTAGAGCTCGCCGATGCGGTCGGACTCGCGACGTCCGGAAACAAAATACTCTATCAAAAGAAAAAATAATCTTACCCCATGAATCCTCCCGGAGAAAGCGCCTGTGTACGTAGGCGCTTTTTTCGTACAAATATGAAAGTAACTAGGGGGGTAAGTGTGATACAGTCAAGCCAGATCGCGGGCATGCGCTGATTAATACATGCCGATTGACGGGAGACTTTATGCCTGGTGAAGATACTTTGAACGCTGAAAATGACGTCCAGAAGGACGTTGCGGGCTCGCAACCCGCGGGGAATGAAGACGGAATAGATTTATCGGATCCGCCTAAAGCGGATGCGCCTGAAGGGGCTGAAAGTACCGACGATAAAAAAACGTCCGAACAAAAGTATTCTGAGCGGCTCAACAAAGACCGCGAGAAGATCCGCGGTGAGCTCGAGCAGGAATACGCGCCGTTCAAGACCCGGCTTTCCGAGCTGGAGATTGAGCTGAAGGCGGCGAAGGAAGGCAAATCCGTCGAGGACGTACGTGCCGAAGTGGCCGAAGAAGACAAGACGCGGCGCGAGCTGATCGACAACGACCCGGAAGTTAAACAGCTGCGGGACACCGTCAGGGAAACGCATGCGAAGGAGCTTCTGAAGGTTTTTCAGGATGCGTATCCGGACGATAACATAACCGCCTTAGACGGCATTGATCAACAGGTATTCCGGATGATTGTATCCGGGATAGATCCTGTGCTTGCCTACAAGGTAGTAAAGGACACTAATCAGCAGAAGCAGCCGCCTAAAAAAGACCTGCCCGGTAGCGTGAAAAGCGAGGGGCCGGTAGTAGAGAAAGAATATTACACACGAGAAGAGGTCGAGGCTATGTCGACAAAAGAAGTGGCAGAAAATTATGACGCCGTTATGGCCTCTCAAAAAAAATGGAAATGAGGTAAAAATATATGGCTTCAAAAGCATTTGTTCCGCAAATATGGGCGGCAACTATTATGCGGACGCTCGAAAAAAATCTGATTGCACGTCAGATTTGCAACATGGACTATACCGGTGAAATCAAGAAACATGGCGATACCGTCCATTTTCCGGGTCTCATGGATCCTGCGGTGAACACGTATGCCGGAACAATCACCTACGAGACTCTTTTAAGCTCGGACATCCCGTTGCTTATAGACCAGCAGAACTACTTTGCGTTTAAAGTAACGGACATCGAAAAAGCGCAGTCAAAAGTCGATATGCAATCTTCGCAGGCGAACCGCGCGGCCTACCAGTTAAAAAATGCGTGTGACGCGCATATTCTTGGACTGTACGGGCAGGCAGGTTTGACGGAGGTTGAAGACACTTCGCTCGACAGTGCGACTGTGATTTCTTCTGTAGGTCTTATGGCTCAGCGGCTTGAAGAAGTAAACGTGAAGCGCGACAACATGGTGATCGTGATACCCCCGTGGGTTGCGCTTAAACTCAGGCTTGCCGGTATCACGTTCGGGATTAAAGAAGGCGCCAGCGTCAAAAACGGGTTGGAGTGGACCAAGGAATTGGGCTTCGACCTTTATGTGTCCAATAACCTGACGAACACAGCGGGCACACCCGTAACAAAATGCCTGGGCTTGTCTCGGAATGCGATTGCGTTTGCTGAACAGATCGTTGAGACCCGCGCAATGGATCTCGAAGATTCGTTTTCGGTCGGCGTATCCGGGCTGCATGTGTTTGGCGCAAAAGTTGTCAAACCAAAAGAGATGGTCGTCGGCACATTTACTTATGCGGCCGAGACTACGATTTAAGGAGGTGCAAAAATGGCTACTGCAATAGTACCTGCAAATTTGACTGCGTTTAGGACCGCGGTCGATTCCGCGGCGACCGCGGCGACCGCCGACACCGCTGATTTAGCCGAGTCTTTTGACTTCACGTCGAACGGAAAATCTTTCATTGTTTTGGCAAAAGTAGCGGCGGCGAATGGATCTGTGACGCTTGCAATGGGCGCCGGTGATATGTGGGCCGGAAAGGCAATCACAATCGGTCTGGCACCGCAAGCAAAAACAACGGCCTTCTATGTTGAGTCCGGGTACGGCGTTGACGATGATGGCAAAATAACAATCACCGCAACTCCTGCGAGCGGAAAGAAACTGCTTACGGACCATGTCCTGACCCTGGCCGTAATACAACTCTAAGGAATGGGCGGGAAACCGCCCTTCTTTCAATTTTGGAGGGTTATATGAAATTTATAGGAGAACCCGGGCTGCTTGTAAGAGTGCGATCCAGGCCGCGAAAGAGGCCTATGCTTATAAGATTCGATGAAAACGGATTTTATGAAACCGAAAACGAGCGCTTGATACGCAGATTGTCCGCAAAATTTGAAACAGCTGGCAATCAGTCAAAAGAGGCGTCTCGTACAGAAGCGGCACCGGCAATCGATACACCTTTGGAATTTGTTTGTCAGAAGTGCGGCCGCAAATGCAAAAGCGCCTCCGGCCTCGCTTCCCATGAAAAAGCTTGCAAAGGATGATTTTAAATGCTTACGCTCGGCGAATACAAGGACAAAATTTATAAGCAGCTTGATATCTACGACGGATCTTTGACACACAACACGGACGACGAGGACGTCCTGGCGCGCATAAACGACGTCATAGACAAGGCTGTTAAGTTTTGCTTTTATGGCAAGTCCGATACTCAGGTGTGGAATATCGTGCAGGGCAAGACCGCAAACGCGATCGTAAGCCAGGACGATATTTATACCCATATGGATGAGGACTTTTCGCTTCGGGCAGATGCGGCGCATGCGTATTACTTTGAGGTGGACGACGAGGCCACGATTGAGATCGAACAGGATGGCGCGGTGACGACGCTTACGCATCCCGCCCAGACGGGCGAAAGGGAGTTTGCGGCGTTTAAGGGGTTACTTTCCGGCAGCCCGGCGGTGATCACTTTTAAAGGCGAATATTACAATATCCAAAATATTGCCTTGTACAAGGCGCAGTTTTCGTCTTTGGACAGGGTTCCGGACTTTAACGTGTGGATCCCGCACGCGATCCCCGCGAACCTGTACCAGATCAAGCGCGTTTTTGATAAAGACGGCGGCGGAGTCGATTACCGGATATCCGAGCGCAACCTTCTGCTTAGATATGATACCGAGGGGCAGATCAGCGTCGAGTCCGCTTATTTCCCTGACACGATCACGGACGATACGCCGGATTCGACGTCAATAGATGTCCCGACCGAAAACGAGGCCATTATTGTGGATAAGGCTTGTGCTTATCTCACGCAAAAACCCCAAAGCTTTGACGATTACGCCGTGGACGCTGACGTTGGGATGCAAATGCTTGATTCGCGTACCGGCGTCCACCAGGCGCGGGCTATAAAGCTGATCGATATATAGGTGGTCGTATGTTTGTGCCAAGACCGACAAAAAAAAGATCAAACCCAAAGACCGTTTCACGCACATTTACGTGCATTGGAGTTGACTTTCGCACGGACGAAACAGCGGCCTACCACTCTCCCGAATCTGTAAATATGTATCGTTCTCAATCCGGAGAATGGGAAACGCACCCTGGGTTTCGCGTAATCGGCACAATGGCGGGGGAACATTACAGCGTGTTTCGGTTCCGGTATCTGACCGGCGAAAAGGTGCTGGTGCACATAGGGACAAAACTTTACACCTGGAATAATTATCCGAGCCCGTATACTTCGGCTAATTTGGCCGAAATCTATTCCGGCATGCCGGAGACCATATGCAAATACATGGTGTTCACCACTCCGACGGATATCAAGCTGCTGATCTTGGGCGGCGGTGTGTTTCTCGTTTACGACGGATTCGCCGTATCGAGCATCGTATCAAACGCCCTTATCCCGCAGACGTGGCAGTCTAAGTCGCCGGACGCTTCTGCCGGCACGGTCTACCAGCAGCGCAATTTGATTCAGCCCGGATTCACGGAAGGGTTTACAGGGGACGGAACGGCGAACTACCAGCTGGCTCTTAAAGACCTCGACGCAACAACAGCCACCGCAACAGTGGACGGCGTAGCAAAAACGGAGGGCACGCATTTTACTGTAAATCGCACCACGGGGGCTGTGACATGGACGGCGGGAAACTTTCCGCCGGATACATCCGGCCGGGAGAGCGTGCTGATCACGGCTTATAAGACAGAATCCGGGTATGCCGATATGATACTCGGCTGCACGGAGGCGCTTATATTTGACAATCGGCTGTTTGTTACCGGAAACCCGGACTTTCCGAACCGCATATTCTGGACCGGGTACCAGGAGCCCTCATATTTTGGCGAGGTAATGTATAACGACCGCGCCGGATCCGGCAGCGTAGCGATAACAGCCCTGCAGCTGTTATCTTCCAACGCGTTTTTAGCGCTTAAAAAATCTACCGTACAGGACGGATCATACGCCGTTATATCACCCCAGGACCTGGACGACGAAAACAACCCTAAAACATACGTTGCCCGGCAGGGATCCGGTACGGTTGGATGCGTGTCCAGAGATTCTTCCCGGGTCTTTGTTGACGATAACGTGTACGTGTCCACGAACGGTCTAAATGCAATCTCGCGGGAGCTCAACATCTCAAACGAGCGAAACATAGAGCATCGGTCCACGATGGTTGATCCTAAGCTCTTGCTTGAAGACCTTGAAAATTGCGTGTGCGAAGAATACAGCAATCGACTGTATATCCTATGCCCTTCAGGACATTGTTATGTTGCGGATGCATACCTTATGATCGAGGCCGGCGCGGCGTCGCCTTACATGGAGTACCGGTGGGCATACCTAGAAGGACTCGGGGTTTGGCTGGACAGCGGCACGATAGTGGACGAAAACGGCACGTTTGATCCGGCAAATAATGTGCAGAATCTCGGAGATAAAGAGCTATATCTTTGCTGCAACGGATATTTGCTTAAATTTAATTTTGACTTGACGCGGTTGAACAAGGTGAACGAACTTAAGCCGGCTGCGTATTACTACAACGGGCGGCATATAGGAGATTACGTAAAGCCGTCTTTTGACTGGTTCAAGCATACTAATTATTTTAAGAGGCTGGTCGCCGGGCATAATGACTTACTTGTCTCTGTCCGGATCGGATCCAGGATGAATGTCACATGGCGCACAGAAAAGGGCGAAAGCCCCAAGGTGATCAGCTTGCGATCGCAGGGCGTAAGCTATTCCCTGCGGAATTACGCCAGTTGTTCTTACAAGGCTTTGCCGCGGGCATCGTTTGTACTCAAAAAGCTTAAACCTAAAGACTTCAGGCGTATACAATTAAAAATTTCATCCGCAGCAGGTGGTTGCTGTGTGGCGTTTCAAAGCCTGACGCTGGAAGCGGAAATATTAGATAATGATTTGAGGTGACAAAAAAATGGCATTAATTGATCATAAAATTGATGCAAGCGGCACCGGAAGCGATTATTCCGGCCTTGATGTCGAGGGATTTATCGAACCCTTCGATGGTGAGTATGAGGGCGAATGGAGGCCTCACGCACAGCAAATTGACACGCTTGTAAAAACGCTCGTAAAAACAAAATTAAATGGACTGATCGATGAACTGGTCACGCAGCTGGCCGGAAAACTTGGGTTGACCGGCGGGACAATGACCGGAGACATATCGTCCAGCGGTAAGTTTGCGACCACGTCTTCCGGTAACAGAATGGCCGGGTTGGAGATAGGGGACGGAGCCAGTAATTGCTTATTGGAACAGCCGGAAGCTGGAAAACTGCTCTTGGAGGCGGCCACGCTTGTTAGGATTGTAGATAGGACAAACAGCGCTTTTAGGCCGATAGAGGCAAGCGCGTTTAACGTTGGATCATCATATCGGTGGAAAGACAATATAAACCCGTTTGCGGATGCGCAAAAACTGCTTGATATCAAGACGAAAACATTTGCCTACAAAAAGAGCTATAGTGACGACGGCGGCAAAGTGCATATGGGCGTTATCGCG